TTAACTTGCTTTACGCACCTGCGGGAGATCGAACGCTTTACGCAGCGCGCGCACAAACGCTTTATCATGACAGATCGTTTTACCGGGGCTGTCGGAAAGTTTAGCCACCGGCTTTCCGTTACATTCCACGAGCTTAATCACGATATTGAGCGGTTTTACCTGAGGGATATCGCAGGTCAGTCGGGTACCGATGCCGAAGCTTAACTGCACGCGAGAGGCGAAATGGCGATAGAGCTCGACCGCCTTTGGCAGATCAAGGTTATCTGAAAAGACCAGCGTTTTTGTCAGCGGATCAATCCCCAGCTTTTCATAATGGGCAATCGCCTTTTCGCCCCATGCGACAGGGTCTCCTGAGTCGTGGCGTAACCCCTGATAACGGCTGGCGAATTCAATGCCGAAATCGCGTAAAAACGCATCCATTGTAATGCAATCTGTCAATGCGATACCAAGCTGGTCCGGATATTCGTTAAGCCAGGCGGCCAACGCGGCACGCTGGCTAGTCGCCAGGTCCGGACTGATTTGTTGATGCGCCTGGAACCATTCGTGCGCCTGAGTGCCCATCGGCGTCAGCGCCAGGCGACGCGCGAGATCATAGTTGCTGGTGCCGACGAACCATGACTCCTGCTGGAGACGTTTAACTATCGCCTGCTGCACTTCACGAGAGAAACGGCGGCGGGTGCCGAAGTCCATCAGGTGGAAGCGGGACATATCGAGATTGGCGGTTAACGCAGTGAAATCAACCAGCTTACTTTCCAGCGCGTCGAGCGCCTGATCAACGCCCGCGTTTGGCGAGCGGTAGTGATGAACCAGCTCACTGATCACGGCCAGCAGCGGCACTTCCCACATAATGACTTCACGCCACGGGCCGGTTAAGCGAATATTCAGCTTGCCGTTATCGTTGGTGACACAGACTTGAGCCGGGTTATAGCGAAACTCGCGTAACCAGTTCAGATAATCCGGTTTAAAAAAGGGCAGGCCGGAGAGCCACTGGAACTCGTCCTCCTGGAGGCGCAGGTGCTGCATCGCGTCCACCTGCTCGCGAATAGCATCGGCATAAATACCCAGCAGGTCGTCGCCACGGCAACGAAACTCAGCCGCTACCTGTACATCATAGTAGTGGTGAAAAACGGCTTGCTGCATATGCAACTTATAAGCATCTGTATCCAGCAACGAGTGCAGAACAGGAGAAGCGAATTGTGTCATAGGTGCGCTGTTGCGTCCTCTCACGGGAGCGTTTAGTACAATAAACAACTAAGAAAACCGCTGGAGTATACCTTGTTTAGCGATTTATTGAACCCCGATCACACCATAAGCTGTCTTTAGGGTCGAGCGCATTTCGTGCCCCATGTTATAAAAATGTAGCGATGCGACTGCTAACCCCTTGAATTTAAGGATTTCTACTGCGCTGCTACCATGCTTTGGGGCAGTGATGGGGCATAGCGGGAAAGTGCCTGGTTGAGCAGAGAAACCTGTTCTGCGCTCTTCTCTGACATCCACTTTCCATACACCTTGTAAACCATCTGTGCATCGGTATGCCCCATCTGCGTTGCTATAAAGTTTGGGTTAGCACCAGCTGATAATGACCAGCATGCATAGGTATGTCGTGACTGATACGCGTTACGGTAACGAATGCCGGCACGCTTGATTATCGGGGCCCAAATTTTATTAATGGAATTAACCGCGTAGTGATATCCTGTGCGAGGTCCACGTTTGACGCATTGAGGGCTGAATACGAACGTGCAGGGCTGAATGACAGATTGTCCATATTCCCGCAACTTCACTTCAACCTCAAACTGCCGGCCAAGGCGTGTCAACTGGGCCTGATTCCTCAGGGCATCAATAGCTGGTTGAATGAGATATATCACCCTGTCAGTACCTGCGTCGGTTTTTGGCAGGGTGAACTCATCCGTCTGGGTAAGGTTGCGCTTCACAATGATCGTCCCGGCATGCAGATCGATATCTTCCCAGGCCAGACCGCACAACTCCCCATGCCTCATTCCGGTATAGACTGCCAGTGACCAGAGATTTCTCATCTGCTGGTGGCCGCATGCCTGGATAAACCTGATGAACTCGTCTGTCGTGAGTGGATCTGGTTCCCCTTTCGCTTTCTTGAGACGGTTAATTCCGCTAAACGGGTTTTCCTTTGCATAGCCGTTATCTGTTCCAAACTGGAAGATCTCGGCCATCAGCATCATGTAATTATTCACTGTGGACGATTTCCGGCCTTTAACCTGAGTCCGGTGATCCTTCTTCATTACCTGAAAGCCCGTCAGCAACTCCTTCCTGACATACAGCAAATCCTCAGTAGTCACCGCAGAAACCATTTTGTTTTCGCCGATGAGTGGAAGCATGTTTTTTATGATAGATTCGTACCTACTCATGGTATTAGAGCTGATCTCCATTCTCTTCAGCTCGGACCATCTTTCGGTAAGCTCCAGCACAGTAATTTCCTTTCTATCCTGACCGAACCGGGCAAGGTTCGGTGAGTTTGGGAATTTTTCCACATAGTTAAAATTCCCCATCCTTATCGCAAAACAAACCGAAGAACGCAGTTCGCCAGCTATCTTGCGATTTTTTGCAGTGTCAGGGATACCAAGGTTTTCCCTGACACGTTTACCTTTATACAGAAACCAGATGCGGAGCGAACCGCCGTGGTTTTCGACGCCTGTCGGGTATGATGCATTAGCCATTAATCCCTCCTGACGTCCAGGAGCATTGACGAGTGTACTGCTTTTCATGTTGTCTTCGCACCTGGTTGATTTTTTTTCTGCGCCTCGATCCACTGATCAACGGCTTCTCTGTTGTATATGCATTCGCTCGAAGGCTTCGGATTTCCGTCTGGTGAAATGTGCAGGTACTCGCGGCCCAGCATCCAGGATTCTTTTCTGGCGCGGGTAATGGTTCCGGGCTTAAGCCCGGTAACCGCAATCAGAACTTTTTCGCTAACCCACTTGTTTGGCGTCAGTTGGATAATGTTGCTCATCGTTTTCTCCAGTGGCCCCGTAGCGGGCCATCGCTAATATTCAGTTTGCCTGTGCTGGCAGATTTCTCAGTTTCCGGACACCGATCATTGCGGTGGCTACGTAGCTAGTGGCCCGGTTAACTACTTCGACAGGAACCTTTACGCCATCCACTACAACGGTGTAATTGGTAACGTGATTTTGTCTGCCGTAATCGCCGAACTTCTCATGATGCGCCGCCAGTGCAACATCACATGCGCGACGACCGACTGGTGATTGCTTACTTCTGTTAATAAGTTTCATCATCACTAAATCCCCAGTGAGGCGACGATATCGTTCGCTGTTTCTCGGGTACTGCCTTTACTCGATATTGATCTGCGGGCATTGACCCGGTGCAGGGTGAAGCCGTGCTGCTCGTAAAGTTCAATAACGCGTGGCGCGGTAGAATTACTGATAAAAATCTTTGCGCCGCGCTGATGGGCTGCCACGCAGCTTTCAGCAAGCGCTACCTGGCTATCCCATGAGAACCCACCGGAGGCGTAGCTAGTGAAGCCAGCGGTGCCGGGCATTGGCTCGTATGGAGGATCGCAGTAAACGACATCACCATCACCCGCCAGCCTGAGAGTACGTTCGAAACCCGCAGTCATAAATACGCACGCGTGAGACTTCAGCCTGAATGCCCTGATCTCTTCTTCCGGGAAATATGGGGCTTTATACTTTCCCCATCCAACATTGAAAAAACCGTCAAGGTTGTAACGCATCAGGCCGTTAAAGCAGTGCCTGTTGAGGTAAAGGAATGCGGCCGCTCTTTCTGTCGCATTCAGTTTCTGGGCGTTGAATGCTTCACGAATTACTGTGTAGTTTTCGACATCATTCAGATGCCAGAAAGCTTTTATTGCCTCACCGATTACCGAATCAGGCACTACGGCCAGCATCTGGTACAGATTGATCAGATCAGCATTAATGTCAGCCAGCAGGAAGTATTCGTGTTTATCTGAGTTGAGAAACACCGATCCGCCGCCCACAAATGGTTCTATCAGTCGTTTACCTGCTGGTATCAGGCGGTCCAGTTCCGGCAGCAGCGAATATTTACCGCCTGCCCATTTCAGGAACGGGCGGCGCCAGGTGCGCGGAACACTTTTTTCAACTGGTAGTACTGCCGTTGTTGCGTGCGTCATCGCCACTGCTCCCCGAACGTGAAGCCAATCTCCTTTAGCGCTTCGTCCATCTTTTCGATAAATTCCGGTACCATTTCGTTGAAGAGGGACATGTATTTGTCGTCTCGCTCAACAACCACGTGGTGGATACCTTCTCGTTTCATGCGCGGGTCATAATTCGCGAAATACCATGCATCTCTCCCGGTTACCCACATGCTGAATTGCACCTGGGCCATATAGGCGGATTTGATAGCCTCGAAGCCGCCAAGCCTGAATTTCATAAAGTCGCGAGAGGTGAAAGGGCACTTCAACTCAAGACCGCGGCCATCACTGCACAGGCCGTCAGGAGAACAGGCGGTACGCATGCCCTCGTCACGGAAAAGGATCGGCGACCCGGTGACCTTCACGTCAGTGGTGAACTCAAACAGGGTGCGAGCATCGTCCTCATACTGTTTCCCCCAGGCCAGCGCCCTGGCGTTAACTTCCGGTGCCACGCCGGTGCAAACTTCGGCAAGAAGGGTGAGAAAGTAGGACATCTTCATATCAGTCCACTTCTTGCCCGACTTTGGCCTGGAAATGACGTTGTGAACTTCGGAAGCAGTGATGACACCGAGGCGTAGACGGTGCCACGCTTCATCACCCTGCTCGATGTTGCTAACGTCAATACCTGTACGAGCCAGGATAATTTCTGGTGTCATGCTTCCACCTTCTGTTCTGAAGCTTTCTGTTTCAGGAATCCGAGGGCTTTCACTGCTTCGATTTGCGTAAGATCTGACGATGCACCAATATCACGGCGGAAGATTTGTGAGCAGAGCGGCAGCAGATCGTCATCCCATGTTTTATTCAGGGTGATCAGCAGATCATTAATTTCCCGCATGGTTTCATCGCTAACCGGAGTGATGTCGCGTTCCGGCTGGCGATCTGCGGTATACGTGGTATTTTCGACAATGCGTTCGGCCTCATCCTTGTCGTAGATGCCAGCGAAACCAAAAGCGAGACGGGCGCACTGGATCATTGCTTTGTGTCGCAACATCCGTTTGGGATGTGACTGCCACGGCCCAGTAATCTCACGACCATCACGGGTTTTGAATGGTTCCCGGCGACATTCATCCATCCATTCGGTAACGCAGATCGGATGGTTACGGTCCTTACGGTAAATCCTGCATGTACATGATTCGTTATCCTGCTCAAAATCCATGCCGTCAAACTGCTGGTTTTCGTTGATAATACGGGACCAGCCATCAACACCCACCACAGGGACGATCCCGTTCTGCTTATCAGGAAAGGCGTATATTTCTTTCGTCCACGGATTAAGACCGTACTGGTTGGCGACTATCAGTAGCGCAATAAACTGCGCATCACTGGCATCACCTTTAAACGCTGTCTGGCGCAATGTGGTGATCAGTTCCTGCGGATCTACAGAATCCATTCCTACACGTTCAGCCAGTTTTCCTGCCAGTGTTGCGAGTGCTGTGCTCATTTGTCTTATTCCTCCGATTCAATATCAATTTGATGCCGGGAAAACACCTCAACCATGTACCGCACAAACTCCGACGCGCGCTCCTGGAATTCGACATCGTCATCAAATGCCAGGCTGATCGCTTTTTTGTTGGCGCCGTGACGCGGTAGCTCGTCCATACACAGCGACTCCAGCATGTGAAGCGACAGTCCTTTCTCCAGGTCGTCAGCCAGCTCGGATTCTTTCTCTTCTCTGTCGATTTGCTGGTAATGCCGGGTCCAGTTCTGAGCCTCGATCCGGTCATAAGTGAGATATGCGTTCATGGCTGAACTCCTGAATTTTGTGTGTAACAATCCTGTCGCTTTAATAGCCGACCATTCGGTTAAATTCGGTTTTGCTGGTGGTGTCAGCCCTGCGATTCGCCGCAGAACGGGCAGAAATTCATTTTTGCGTTAGTTTCCAGGCGATTAAGGTTTTTAGCCATTTCGCCGTTTTTCTTTTTGGCCCGGTATGCCAGTTTGTATTTCAGCATTACAAACAGCTTGCCTTCGGAAAGAGAAAGAACCTGATTATCCCAACCGGTATCAAAAGTGCTTTCGCTTACTTCTGCACCTTCCGGAACCTTTTCTTTCAGTCGTGCTTCGATCTGAGCACCGACCTCATTAATGCAGTTGCACATCCCTTACCCCTCAAAATTTCGCCTCATAACCTGCTGGTGTTTCGTCAGCATGTATGATGCCTTCGACTGGATAGCAGTTAGTGACGCCCATTTGCTCACTCGCTGCCGCTTCACATTGCTGCTGGTTGTCGAAAATACCGACAACAGCATCCTGGTAATCACCGTTCGTCATGGTGATGGTCAGCACTAATGCGTACAGTGCTCCCATCAGTGAGTCCCCGCAGGCACTAGATTTGGTTCAATAGTGCGTGAGGCATAAGGGCGGCGAATGTTGCGCAGGTTGCCCTGTGGTTCGTGCCAGTAGGTGCCATCTCGGTAGTCGAATGAAACCTGCCATGCTGCGCCGGTACGGATGTTTCGCATTGGGACGGCGCGCCCGCTGTTAGGTACTGAGCTGGTGGCTTTCATGACAGCGCCTCCACGAATTCTGCGAAGCTGAGTGCCTCCTCACCATCGGCGAGGCCTTCAAAGTATTCTTCGTATGCTTTTTCCATCTCACCCTCTTTGCCTTATCGCCGGCCAGCGGAACATTGTTTAAACCTTCTGCGCGTTAACTTTTCCACCTCATTCCGGTCTTCGTATGCCCCGGACGGCTACTTCGTGGACGTCCTGCCTGGGTGGTTCGTTGTTGCTATGGAATTATATTAAGCCTTAGACTTAAATAATGTCAAGCTTAAGGCGAATGCATTTGTTAAGTTTTAGACTTATTTTTTGACTGACACGTTGATTTAGGAGATGCTTATGGTTACAAAATCACCAAAAATGGGGTGGTTATGGATCGTGACGAGCTGGAAGAAGACCGTGCAGCATTCATTGCGGGTGAGATTGGCGGCGCAGTGGTCGAATTGATAATCGACGGCGTAGTGATCAGCCGCGATGCGATTGTGGATAGCCTAGAGGCTAAGCGCAGGGCAGTGGGAAACGTCATTCACAAAGGTGTATTGCGGGATGCGGCTGCTATGGTGCGGAAAGGGCAATAAAAAACCCGGCGCGAAGGCCGGGTTAAATTGCTTGTCTGGCAAACTTTACTATTGATGCTTCATCTCTATGCTCTATGTGATGGATACCTTTCTCGTCGAATGTGTTACGAATTTCACGCATCGCTTTTACCTCAAGAGCGCTTGGCTGGTAAGGTGCATCTATCGTAAATAACACATTAGAGATAGATAAAATTTTCTCACTGGCGGCGCGTAAAATTTTTGCTGTCCAAGAGTCACAGTGCTCCATCATTTTTTCCGGTTTGTCCTGTGTGAACGCCAGGGGTTTGATTGCACATAAAATCTCTCCCTCTTGACGAGCGACAAATGGTAAAGAGAATCGCGTCAACTCTCCGCCAAGCGTCTCTTTTTTAAACGCATTCTTAAGATCACTGTAATGAGAGAAGCGATGCTTAAGTTCTCTCGTTAGGATGGCCTCACGAGATTCTTTTGTTACTTCTGAATGATTTACAAACTTATTAAAAAGGGTGGCTGTAATTTCCTGAGGGCAATCAGACATCACAACTCTCGCTGGGCTAAAATGAATGATTGATTCCTTTTTACCAATTAAGTAATTGAAAAAGTTTGCTAATTTCTCAGGGGTGGTGAATTTATAACTTTGTTCTTGAGCAAACTTTAACTCTCTTGCAATTGCATCTTTCGCATGAGGAAAAATTATCTCGTCCTGAAAAAAATTTTTTACTCTAGCGTTGTTGCCTTGAGTCAGTTGAAAGTGAAACTGCCCTAACTTCGGAGCACAAAGAACCACACCGACGTTGGCAAACTCTTCGGTTTCTGCATATGGCGCATATCTAATAATGCTGTATAGGCATGGTGTGGTCATTTGATGTTACTCCAAAATTCTCTGTCGCTTACTCTGTTCAGGCAGTTCATTATCTCATTCAACATCAGTTCGCGTTCTTCATCGGATGAAAACCACTCATCAGGAACCTGATTAAACTTCTCCTCAACTGAACCAATAGCACCACTAGCGAGATCCATCAGTTCGGGTTTATCAAGTATGTCGAACACCCACTTTCTTCCGTTTGCAGAATACACATGGACATCATACTCATCATCAGTTGTATCCTGTGCGAATGCCAGATTATGGTCAATCAGGTAATACCTATTATTAACAGCATCGAAAATTATATTTACATTGCCACCGATGTCAGTCAAAGACCTGTCAGCATTGTTTATCCAGCGGTCAAAGAAGAATATTTTCTTTTGATCCTGTATGTTTACAGCACTGCGGGCTTGTTGAATGTTAATGGTTGAGGCATTTTCAACAAAGCGGGTGGCAAATGCTGGGCCTGGTGAAAGCTCGCCGCGCAAATCAGGCATGAATTCGATAATCTCTTGGCCAACATCTACAATGCAAAAATCAGGGCAAGGTAGACCTATCTGTCTGGCTAGGTGTGCAGAAATAAATTCTGCTACAAGCTCTTTTTGCCGGAGTTTTGGCCTGCCCTTAACTATGTAAGCCAGCCCATCTTGGCACGTGCAAAGAAACGGCTGAGTCATACCGTCATTCATGCGTCTAGTATAGGCTGTAACTTGCAGATAGTTATTTTGCAAAACATACTTTCCCTAGAAATAAACACTAAACATTGGTGCTGGAAAACTTTAAAAAAATAACGTGCACAGCTTATCCTTAACCAAACGGCTCTTCAGCCCATCAGCACCCGAATACCTCAGGCTAACCGTACTTCCTGTAGGTCTGTAGCGTATTACTCCGTATCGCCCTTAATCCGCCGCCCCATGTACTTCGCGTACAGCTCGTCAAGTTCCTTCAGGCGCAGCGAGACAATCCGCAACATGTTCTGTTGCTCTTCTTCCGGTAACTGGCGATAGAGCTCAAGCAGGCGCTGTTCGTCAGGTTTAAGTCCGTCTTTCTCTCCGACATCCTCACCAAGCAGCCACGGAACTGATACGCCAGCAGCATCTGCTACAGCGAGCGCTGACTCCTTGCTCATAGCACCTTTTTTGAACCAGCCGTTAACGGACTGCGGAGTTATTCCCGCAATCCTGGCCATATCAGACTTTGTCATCCCACGGCGCGTTAATTCTGTCAGACGCTCTACAAGAATCGGGTTAAGTAATTTTTTCTCTGTCATGTCAGAAGAATAAGCCTTTTGCTTATAAAATAAAATTCGCCTGGGACTTGATTTAATTTTAAGTCTAAGGCTTAATTTGTTCGTGTATCTTTTGGAGACCATCATGAACGGATTAGAGAAAGCCATCAAAAAAGCAGGTAATGCCAGCAATCTTGCGGCCTTACTGGGTATTAAACCCATGTCGGTAAGCCGCTGGAAGACACGTTACAACGGTGCTGTCCCACCAGGCCGCGTATTACCGATTTTCAAGATAACGGGCATCACACCTCACGAACTGCGCCCTGATATCTACCCAAACCCAACCGATGGCTTACCAAGCCAAGAGGCGTCAGCCAAATAACCATAGAGGATATTTACCCATGGAGAACGCAATTGCACGAAAGTTAGACCCACCAGAAATCAACCCGGTTGAGATAGAGAGCGTCCTGCTCAACCGGCTTGCATCAGTTGGGCAGAAATCATACGCCGAGCATATGGGTATCAGCGAGTCGACAGTCAGCAGGCGTAAAGCTGAGGGATATTTCTGCAACATGGCGAAAGAGCTGGCTTTTCTTGGGATTCAGGCCGCGCCACCGGAAGCGGTACTGGTATCCAGAAACTATCTCACAGCCGTAGAGATTCTCGCTGATGCCGGGCTAAAGGCTGAACGAGCCAGGCCGGATGCGCTGGGGTGGGACTGAAAATGGCAGCAACCAAAAAGGCGAAAGCCGCGGTGCGCGAACACCAACGGCTTTCTGGTGCAAAAACGGTAGGTAATTGCGGAGATGAGTATGTCAAATACCGCTGAAATATACAAATTCCCTGCGCCGGTACCGACGCAACAGGAGTGCCGTATGGCTGATCTGGAAAATGGCTATTTACGTTTAGCTAATCAGATCCAGGACGCCTTGTGTATCGTTGAACTATCGGGGCGTGAGTTCCGTGTTTTGAATGCGATTATCCGGCTGACTTATGGCTGGTCGAAAAAATCAGATCGTATTGCCAACAGCCTCATTGCAGATAAGACAACACTGAAGGTAAAGCACGTATCCGAAGCGGTGCTGAGTCTTGCCTATCGTAACATCATTATCCTGCGCCGTATTGGTCAAACAAGATACATAGGGATTAATACAAACCTGGATAAATGGGCTTATTCCAAGCCACATTGCTCAAAATGTCCGGTGTCTTTTCCTGATGATGAAATTGCCACATGGATTATTTCTGTACCCGAAACCAGGGATAGTTATCCCCGAAAAGGGGGAAGGGCATCCCCGAAAACGGGGATAGTTATCCCTGAAAACAGGGATAGCGTTTTACCCCATTCAGCCATCCCTGAAAACGGGGATAGTTATCCCCGAAAAGGGGGAAGGGCATCCCCGAAAACAGGGAACACCAAAGACATTATTCCAAAGACAAATATAAAAGATCTAACCCCCTTTAATCCCCCTAAGGGAAAAGTGAAGTTTGATCCGTTGAGTATTCCTGTTCCCGAATGGCTGAATGCTGCGTCGTGGAACGAATGGGTCACCTACCGCCAGCAATCCGGAAAGCCCATAAAAACCGAACTGACGGTAACAAAAGCTTTCAGGCTTCTGAAGGAGTGCCTGGATGAAGGCCACGATCCGGTAAACGTCATCAACACAAGCATTGCCAACGGCTACCAGGGACTATTCAAACCGAAGTTCGCTCTCAACGACCGAAGAGCTGGCAGAGATGTGAACCACATTTCTGCGCCAGACAAAACCATTCCTACCGGATTCAGGGGGTAACGATGAAAAACGTAATCGGTACTGGCAGTGCGCTTGATCGCCTGAAAAGAATTATCCCAGCCAGTGTGCAGCCGAAATTCTCGACTGCTGATGAGTGGCGGGCATGGCAGGAAGCCGAAGGGCGTAAACGCAGTGAAGAGCTTGACAGGATGAATCAGAAATCCCGCACCGAGAAGATTTTCGGGCGATCTGGCATTCAGGATCTCCATCGTAGCTGTACGTTTGCTAACTACGAAGTAAGCGGGGAGGGGCAGCGAAAAGCGTACACGATGGCAAAAAGTTATGCCCAGAACTTCGGTAGTGGATTTGCGAGCTTTGTGTTCAGTGGTGGTCCGGGAACCGGGAAAAACCATCTTGCGGCGGCAATCGGAAATCATCTGCTGGCCGGCGGTCATAGCGTTCTGGTGGTAACCATTCCTGACCTGATGCTCAGGGTTCGTGAGTGCTACGACGGTGGGCAATCAGAAGCGTCCCTGCTTGATGACCTTTGCAAAGTTGACCTGCTGGTACTGGATGAAGTCGGTATTCAGCGCGGGAGCAGTGGTGAGAAGGTCATTCTCAATCAGGTTATCGATCGCCGTCTCTCATCGATGCGACCTGTTGGCGTTCTGACGAATCTTAACCACGAGGGGCTGTTGGATTCACTGGGCGCGAGGGTTATCGATCGCCTCCAGATGGACGGAGGGATGTGGGTGAATTTTGACTGGGGAAGCTACCGGAAAAACGTTAGCCACCTCCGGATCGTGAAATAAGGGGTTAAAAATGGCCCGACCTAAAACACACAGCGAACGGATGATTATTCTTGAGCGGATTATCGGACTGGTGAAAGAGCAGGGGCGCATCACGACGAACGACGTCGTTGCGATTTTCGGCGTGCACCGAACCACGGCGGAGAAATATCTGCAGATCGCGTTAGTGCGCGGAGGTTTCATCCGCCACGGGCGGTGCGGCGTTTTTCGTGACCAGCGGGCAGTAATTGATTATGACCTGAAGCGTTATAGCTGCAACAAGACAACCGGATTTTCAGCGCTACCGGCACTGGAGAAAAGCCAGGTAATGCAGGTTTATGGAGCATCCAAAATGAGCATCAACAAGGGGGTAGCCCAATGAGCAACATCAAAGGTCCGCTTATCAGCAGTCAGCGCTACCTCGACAAGGCAAAGGTAAACGACAGAGCGGCAAGATTTAAGCGTTTTATCGTATCTGTTTACCCGATAGTTCTGCGTGGGCAGCAATACACCATCCTGATGGATGGCCACCACAACTATGCGGCGGCAAAACTGGCTGGCATAGAACCTGATTACCGACCAATCACCAAAAAGGTGCAGCGTATTCTCGGTGAGATGTCATGGCGCGAGCGTGAGGCATTCTTCATCAACAACGTTACAGACAGCAACTACTACTTTGTTGAAACAGGCGAAGTGGTTCATGAGTTGGTTATGCCTGATACGTCCTGCAAATTCCAGGCGCACGCAGGTAACCAATGGATTTTTGGAGGTGCAGCATGACAATCGACAAACGTGCGCTGCGTGAAGTGGCGGAAAAGGCTACGCCGGGGACTTGGCGCCGCACCTCATCACTGTTCAATGGCATCACGGTAACGCCATTTTCTCTTTGCGGTGAAGAAGTGACGTTGGCCCATACTGTTGAGAAACGTGACGCGGAATTTATCGCCGCAGCCAACCCCGCCACCATGCTGGCGCTGCTTGACGAGAACATTCAACTCCAGCGGGAAAAAGACGCAATAGAGGCCGTAGCGCTGGCGCTGCGTGATGATATGCGACAGGCGCGGGAGCAACTGGAGGCCGCAGAAAAGCGGAACGCCGAACAGCGTGAGTATTATGAGGGCGTTATTGCTGATGGAAGTAAGCGCATAGCAGAACTGGAGGCGCGGGAGGTGATGCTTCCAGATAGAAAATCAGAAATTTTTTGGCCTGGAGATGCGGCTGAGTTCGACATTCTGGGTTATGTGATTGCTGTAAAGAGCGCAATCCGCGCCGCTGGCATCAAGGTTAAGGAG